AAAATGTCTAGGAAACCTACGCACCCTTTAGGTCAAGATGAATTTAAGTTATTTGCTAATGATGAAATAGAAGACTCTGAAAAAATAAGTCAAGATCAATTAAATGGAGCAAAACTCTTTACCTCTAGAGAAGAATACGCAAAGAACTTTAAACAAGGAATTAGATACCTAGAGGTTGGGGTTGCCTGGGGATATTCTGTTAAGATGTTCCTTGACTCAACCAATGCAGTATCTGCTGACCTTGTTGATTGGTTTAATCAAGACCTAAGATGTTGGTCATGGAGAAAATTTGGTGCTTGTCAATGTTCTGGAATGAAACATGAACTACTGTATACCCCAGATAAACATCAAGAATATATAATTAACAAGTTTGCAGGTTATCCAAATGTGGCAACCTACAAGGGTGATTCAAAAGAGGTGCTTCCAGAGTTAGTAAAAAATAGTAAAGAGTATGATCTAATCTACATAGATATAACTAACAATAGGTTTACAACAAGAGATGCACTTAAAAATGCAGCAAAGATGATCCCTGTTGGCGGAGTTATTGGAATGAATGACTACCTTATTTATGATGGGATTATTGAAGAAGAGCCGTATGGAACATTTCAAACAGTAAATGAATTTTTGCAGTATAATAAAAACTGGGTTGTTGATGCAATTGCCTTGCATAACCTAGGGTTTTATGATATATATATTAGGAGAGTATCTTGAGCGATAGAGAAAAGTTTGATGATTTTTATTTTAAACCTGACAAGGTTCGTGATAGCACGGCTACCTGGGATTTATTTTGGGATGAGTTTGATATAACATGGGCGCAAAGTGAAGATTATTCTAAATCAAAACATTTTACAGTTAATCCTGCAGAATCACAACAGTTTTTTGGAACAGAAGATGATGGAGAGGTTACCTATGACTACAATAGTGATTGGTTTAGATCAGATGAGTTTACCACTGAACACCCTGAAAAATACCATATTGTGTTTTCTGGATGCTCCGAGACAGAAGGTGTTGGATCACCTCTTGAAACTGTCTGGGCAAAGTTGTTACACACAAAATTAAAACAAAAGTTTTATATTGGCGGATATTATAATCTTGCAAAATCTGGACAGGGATGGCATAAAGTTATATCTTCTTTACTTGTGTACATTAAAAAATATGGAAAGCCAACACATTTTTTTGTACTGCTGCCTAATGTTGGAAGGGACTATGTATGGAAAGAAGACCGTCAGTCTTGGAACTATGAACAAAAACTTCCTTTTACTTCAAACAGAAAATATTTGCCAGAAGAAATGCTTGATCAGGTAACTACTTTAGATGAGTATAGGGATGACTTTGTTCATTTTACTCTTGGATGGAAACTGTTTGAAGCATTTTGCAATGCAAGCAATATTAAATTAATATGCTCTACATGGAACTATGAAGAAGCAGAAAATAATAGATTTCATAATCATCATCCAAGTTTCTTCAGTTTAGACAAGCCAAATTTTGAATATTACGCAAAACAAAAAAGACCTGATGGGAAATTTAAAGACAGGGACCTTAGAAGAAGAGATAATCATTCTGGAGTCTTATATCATGAATGGTGGGCAGACTCATTTATGCAGCAGATATTAGAAAGAGGTTTCTTTGATGATTAAGAAGATACTATTCTGGTACCGTTTTAGAAAAATAAACAAAAAATTAAAGAAAAATCCACAAAAATTCATATACTAGATATATGATATAATTGTTTATAGTTTAACCTTATAAGGGGGATCAAATGGATAAAGATAAGTTAGCAAACAAACTTGCTGGTAAGTCTGTAAGTAGACGTGGCAATGAGTTTACGTTTAAAGAACTCGCACCAGGGATTCATGTATATGGAAACATCTGGCCTGAGTCAATGGAGTTTATGAAGAAATTAGAAGATACACATCAGTTTGATCGTGAAGATTATTATGATGAAGAGATTGGCAAGAAGGCAAGTACTTGCTGGGTATACCATAACGAAGATATGGCTGATGCTTTTGAAGAGGTTGTCGACTCATATTTATTTATGTGGGATCTTGGTCCACTAACAAGAGAAGCATTTAGAATTACTAAGTTTGAAGACAATGAATTTTTCTCAGTTCATCCTGATGATTCGTATGGAACTCCAAGAACTGCATCTTTTGTTTATTATCCAAATGATAATTATGAGGGTGGAGAGTTAGAGTTTGTTCACTTTGGATTAAAGTATAAGCCAAAGGCTGGAGAACTACTATGCTTCCCATCTGGATATTCATATCAACATAAGATTCATAAGAAGACTGGCGGAGATACACGATACACTGTTGTATTCTTTGCTTGCGAAATCTCACAAAAAGAACGAGATGCAAGAATGGAAACTTTAGATTTTCCTTATCAGCCTAAACTAGAATACATATTAAGAAAATAAAAACTAAATAAAAAAGGGGGCCTTGATTGGCCCCCTTTCTTTTTGCTAATTTACTTCTTTGCTACAGGCTTCTTCTTTACAGGAGCCTTCTTTACTGTTGCCTTCTTAACTACAGCATCAACTTCTGCTGCATCTGGAAGACGTCCAAACGCTGTGTCATTAGGATTGATTGCTCTGATTGCTACGGGCGCTAGTGCAGCCAATAGAGAGTATGCAAGTGTCTTAAGATCTGTCACACCTGACATATAAAGTGCAAGACCTGCACCAAGTACTGATCTTCCGTATGACGCTAGTAGTGCTTTGATTTGTTCGTTATTCATATTATTCCTCCTAGGATATAATTTGTGTTAGTGTAGTAAAACCAATCCAGAGGCCAATAATTCCTGCGACTCCCGCAAAAACTGGTGGTGCTGGTACTGGTAATTTGAATGCAGCAAACACGATTCCGCATCCAAAACCTGTTAGTATTGATAGAAAAACTTCCTTCATCGATAACCCTTTTCTAATAACTCTGCGTAGTGATCTAAACACACATCAACTATTGTTGTCTCTGTGCCATATACCTTTTCTGCTTCAAGTACACAATCTATAACCTGGCAAGAATAGAATGCATCATATGCCATATCGTAGTGCGACTTAAACTTTATCATTCTTCAATTTTACCATAGTCATCTGGTATGAACTTGATTAATTCCTTATACGCAAGGCTTATATCTCTCATAGCAGGGTGAAGAGGTGTCTCCATGACGCTACTATATTCATCAAAATACTCTACGTGGCCACCGACTCTTTGCTTGAAGTTCCATATCCCAGCCTGCACATTTTCAATGTATGCGTATGCCCAATTTCTGGAGTCTGCAACAAACTTTAAAAATCCATCATCTTCTTTTGGTTCTGGATCTTTTTTTTCTTTTAATTCTTTAACTTCATTTTCAATTCTAATAGTATAATCAAGGACTTCTTGTTTAATTTTAGTTTCAAGTTTCTTAAGACTATGTCTCATTCTGATATTGTCTATAACAACACCAAAAAATAATATTACAAAAACAAAAAACCCTATAAAGTTTAGTATGTTTGACATTTACTTTCCACCATCTCTTACTAAAAGAACAATCGCACCATTTTCTTCAAGTGCCTGTTTAACTTTTAACATATACTGAAAGGCCTCAATCTTATCATCATGATAAAGATTAAGAAAATCTTTTTCACTTGCCTTTACTGTAAGAAAGTGTTCGTTGTCAATGATTTGTAGCCTAAAGTTTTTAGGTGGGGTAATTGATCTAAAAGCCTTTTGCATATCAGTCGTATACATCTTAGTCGTTTGTAAGATACTGCCATGTATCTCCCCATTGCAACTTAGTTTTATGGCGATTAAATTCTTTTGATATCTTTCCGTCTTCAAGGTATATGCCACCCCAAACTCCGTACTCTTTACCAGTAATACCAATAGCAAAACATTCTTTCTTTACGGGACACTCTGAACAAAGTTTATCAACTGCAAGTCTTAACTCTGGTTGGTCCTCATACTTTTCAAAAAATATGTTTGTGTCATACTCCAAACATAAGGCTTCATCTTTCCACAAATGCTTATTCAATTTATCCTACAAACTTGGAGGGTATATCCCAGCCATTCCTTGTTGGACTAAATCTGCGAGCCATGTACCAAGATCCATCCTTAAATAGACCATATTGTGATGTACGTGCCTTATCTGTTTTGTATGAGTTGACTACTGTCCAGCCGTCCCATGACAAAGAGTTGTTTGATGCCACGATTGTTTCCATGTCTTTTAGTTCTGTTACGATCATTTTATACCCCTTAGTATTGGAAAATTCCTACTTCAATTTGATTTTGTTCTGCTTGGTATACCAGTTTAGATTTTTGCTCATTAGGATTACTCAAGAAAACAAAGTAATCAATTCCAGCAACATACATCTTCTCATCAATCTCACTTGGTGGAACCATATGATATTTAATTTTTTTGCCTCTTGCCTTCATTCCTCTTTCAGACAAGTTAACAAACTCTGACACCATGGCATTGATATTGCCTGGCCCTGCACTATAGAGATCGAATGTCTTATCGTCTTGTTTAAGGTTTGACATGGCTACAGCCATGGCTCTAAGAAAAACATTGTAGTCTGCAAAACTACTTGTCCCCTGTACTCCCACTATCATGACTTTTCCCGTCTCTTAGTTTATCCATTATAAACAGCATCTTATCTAATTGTACCTTATCCATATGTATGGTGTCAACTATACGTGCAGTCGATCCATCAACATTCTTACCTTCTAAATCAGCAACAAAGAATGAGTTGTCTTTGATCCAGTAAGCCTGGCCATCAACAATGATTACCTTGATGTTTGTCTTTGCTTCTAACTCCATTGACTGAGACTTCCTAGGTGCCTTTAAAACCTCTTGTGGGGGCAATACAGGCGATACTATAGAGTGTATGTGGCTTTGACTATACCTAACCACTAATCTATCATTGCTAAAACTATTTAATGATATTATTTTTGTAGTAAAAAATACAAGGGCAAATGTTATTACAGAGCCAAGAAAATATTCCATTTAACACCCCCTATATCACTAATTATATCATTTTTGTTGAAGAACAATTCTTATTATTTCTTTTAGAGTATACTGTTGAGATTTATCTAATTGCATTATTTCTTTTGCATTTAAAGCCTTATCTGTCAAGGTTACCATAGGGTCCTCATCTAGGAAGTTTATCTCAATAAAACCATGCTCCCAAAGGGCCATAGTCTCTGTTGTAAAGTATGTATATAAATCATTATGTAGTTCTTCATTAACTGACTTCATCTTACTGGTAAAGTTGTATAGTGGTTCTCCAGTGTCTATATCCATCCCCGCAATTTCAAGTGCTCCAGACAAAATCAGATCCTCAATGATCGACTCAATCTGCTCATCTTCATTCAACGAAGTCTCCATGTCATCCTTGTAGGACCTTGATCCATCAGTTGAAACATATGGTGATTGTATTGGTCAGTTAACTGTTGAAAAATTTCAGGGCTAACCTCTTTCATTTTATCTTTAATCTTATAGAGCATCTCTCCGCTTTGATTATCAATGCTATCGATTTCGATTGCATCCTGTAATAACAGGTGCTCAATTAGCGCTTCCTGTCTTGGATTCATGGTTACTCCTCGTTAATAAAAGATAGAAGTTCTTCTTTTGTTTTGGCGCCAGTAGTTCTAGATACCTCTTTGTTATCTCTAATCAGTACAAATGTTGGCACTGACTTTACACCAAAATCACTTACCATTTCATTCTCAATGTCTGCATCAATCATAAAAAATTTTGCAATAATCTGTTCCCGATTTAACTCTTCAACAATTGGTCTAACCTTTTTACATGGGTTGCACCAGTCTGCTGTAAAGTATAAAACACTCTTCATTTAACTAATACTACACTAAACTTTGTAGTTTTGCAAGTTTTTAGATTTGTAGCAATAAAAGCCTTTTCGGTTTTATCTACTGATAAATTCCATCTAACCTTAATAGATACCCAGTTAACTAAATACTCACAGGCATATGCTTTATTTGTTGGCATCCACTCTGCAGGATCTTGATCACTCTTAGATCTATTAGAGCCACCAGTTACTGCAATTAGGTGTCGTGGATCAACCATATCATTAGCATACTGTTGCTTCTTTAATGCATCCCACGAACTTGCTCCTGAGTCCCATGCCTCAGCAAGAGGAACCATATGGTCCACATCTAAGTTACCTGCATCAGTTACCTTCATATTATCATAAATACTTAGCCATTCTCCGCCAGTAAGTTTACATCCAGTTTCAATCTTTGGCTTGACAATTGCTTCATCTATAATTACAGATTTACGTGAGTCGCATCCTATCTGACCTGCACGGCTAATAGTAATCCAGTGCTTAAACAGTGTGCGCTTGTACCCTGTACGTACCTCATCTGCTACCTTAAGTGTATTTAGGGCTGTTGTAGCATTTTTATAAGACACTGGTCCTGCTGCTTGGGCTGATACCCCAATAAGTGCAATACCTATAATTGCTGTTATTAATAGTTTACGCATTTTTTCTACCCCAATTAATTTTGTCCCAAATTCTTTCGTGCCAATAATAAATTCCTACTTTAACAATTGTTTCCCACATAGCAATAAGTGCAGATAGGCTACCTTTACCAGTAATTACATATGCAACTACAAATGAAGATAGCGTACCAAATACACGATAACTTAATGACTTTGTAAATGACCTTTGCTTAGTTACTTTCATTCTTTCCCCCAGTTTACTGAATTCCAAATTCTTTCATGGTAATAGTAACATACAAAGTTTACTGCATTTGTTATTACTGTTGCCATAGTAGCCATGTTAATATCTTTGCTTAATGCATAAAGAGTTATAAAAGTTGTTATAAGAGCAATAACTCTCCATGTCATAGACTTGGCAAATGATCTACTTTTCTTTACGCTCATCTTTGTCCCCAAACATTAATCGCTCTTCTGCCTCGTTCATTTTTCGTCCAGACTCTTCCAGAAAAGCAAAAGAATACTTAAATGCTTTTTTTATTAAATTAAGTATGTATGACATCTTAGTCTCTACTTCCATGCCAATAGCACCATCCATGAACCTTTTTAAAGTCTTCTTTAAAGATGTCTTGGTAGGATCTTTCAATCTTTGCCTTTGCTTCATGATCAATATTTGGCTCTGGTTCTCCAGAAGTGTAATGGAAAAATATCATATCAACATATTGATCGTCTGTAAATAGTTGTGGAACTCTCCAGTGCACCTCATACGAAGGCCTGAACACAAGAGCAGAGTTATCTGTAAGAGTAAATACCTTATCTTCAATCACAAGTGGCCACTGCACGTTGGACTCTAGTTGATAGTCTACTGTTAGTTTTGCATCTCCTGTATCATAATGGGGCGCAAGTCTTGGCTCCCCAGTTTTATTGGAGTACCTAGTAAAGGCAACTCCCTCAACTACAAGATCTTTATTATGATTTTCATTAACATATTTAGTTACCTTAGATATTAGTTCATGAGGTATTACATCTGCTGCAACAAATAGAACTCTTCCAGACCATGGTTGATTAAGTAGTTTGTCTAGAGGTCTTCCGTTCTCACGAATTTCTTCAATAGAGATGTCTATTGCTTCAGAACTATTTAAAAATGTATAGATGCTATTCTTTAAAACAGCAACGTCTTCATCATTAAATAGATCCGAAACAACTAGACTATCCATATTAAATGCCCATCTCTTTTCGCTTCTCTGTTGCAGAGATAGCCTGAATAGATGCATCTAGTTCAATCTGTTCAATCTTATATCCTACATCACGACCATAAGAAATATTTGTAATGTTAGGCATCTTAATAACAAATGCTCCAGGAACATCTTCCTGAATATATTTATTTACATCGCTAAAACTTAGTGGATCTTTTGGTGTCATGCCCTGTGTATGTCTGACGCCAAGAACAACCTGGTAGGCTTTCTTTTTTGCTTCTTCATACAAGGCTCTATGACCTTCATGCCACGGCTGGTAGCGACCTAGCATTAAGACTGTATCTTCTTTCCAGTCTACCATTCCAAATTTACGGACTACAGTAATTGCACGAGTGGGAAGTGCATCTGTGTGCTCATCTCCAGTTACTTCAATTCTATGGTCATAGTGGATAGGATCTTCCCAAAGTTTGTTTGTATCTTCGAATCGACCTTCCTTGATTGTGTCTACCCAAACAACAACATCTGCTTCACCAAAGGCTTTGCGTGTTTCTTCTGTAGGGCAAACAAAGTCTACAAGAACTGGCTTATCTTGAATACCTTCAAGAAGTCGTGCCAATTCCCCCATGCGACGTGCTTGCTCAATTCTATCTTCTGGGCTAAAGCCAAGGTCCTTATTCAATCCAGCACGAATTTGATCTGCGTTTAAATGTATTGCATTTGTTCTATCTCTTACGGCATCAGCAATTGCTGTTTTACCTGAGCCTGGTAGCCCTAAAAATTGAATTATCATCGTAGTTTCTCTCTCTCATCTAGAATGCTTATTGCAAATTTCATCATCTTGTCATATCCAACAGCATTGTCCATCACTTTATTGTAGTGGTGCCCACAGAAAAATAGGTCCCCCGCAATACCATTAACTTTAACTAAAGCCTCAGAATTACATCTATCACATCGATCATGAGGTGACAGTTGCCATTCTTGCTGAACATCATCTTTAATCATTGTAAACATTATACTACCGCTTTCTGTTGTCGGTGGAATAAAATCCACTACCGTTGAATACTGCTCCTATATTAGAGTATACACGTTCCAGAGGAACATTGCAAGTCTCACAGTTATATCCTGGATCATCTTCTTTGATTGATCGAACTTTTACTACGATATCATTGCAACCTGCAGTACATTTATATTCGTACGCTGGCATCTACTTCTTCTTTAGTTGCCAGACAGGAAGATTAACTTTTGTATCTTCTAGTTTATATCCTAAGATAGATACAAACGCTTTGATAAGTTTAATTCTCATTACTTTACCCTCTTTCCAAGTTTTGCCCAAAGTCTTTCATGTATGAAATATCCTAGCGCTTCCCATGCAATATAAATTAATGCACCAAGGCTTGCATATTCCCACTCTCCAGTAAACAAGTAGATAACTCCTGCAACACCAACAAGGTGAAAGGTTTCCCAACTGGCTGTTTTAAGTAAAGTCCTCTTAGTTGATTCCATTACTTTACCTTACTTAGCAAAGGCGTATTTTCTTCTCCAACATATACTGGACGACCCCAACCAACAACAGCATTGATTAACTTCTTCTTGTTGTTTTTTACATAACCACGAGTCTTCTCTACACACATTCCTCCATTGCGCTGGTCTCCCTTTGCAGTTCCTGAAGTGTTTCCTTCAATAACTTGGATTGTTCCATCGCCATTGTTCTTAATACAAAGACCAACATGAGAAATTCTATTAACACCATCATCTGGGAAATCAAAATAGATCCAGTCTCCTGGGGTTGGATCATCATTGCGAGCATCTGACCAACGGCCTTCTTTTTTAAACTGATCTGATGCTGCTACTGTTGATGCAGACTTAGGAAATTTTGCAACTCCTGCTGTCATTGCACACCAAGAAACAAATGACTGGCACCATGGTTGGAAATTAACCTTCATCCATGCACCATACTTTGTTTCATTATCTTTAGGGCCTTCAATTGTGCCCACTTCTTTCTTTGCAACCTCAATGATTGCTTTCAATGTTCCTTTATCAGCCATTTTATTCCTCCTATAGGATATGTATTAATTATACCAGATTAGCGTGTAATTGTAAAGTTGTATGCTTTTTCCCAGGCTAAAATATCAGCCTCATCATTAAGAAGTGGTTGACCTTTAATATTAAGGCTGGTATTAAGAAGAACTGGCACCCCAGTCTGTAAATAAAACTTATTCAGAGTCCTCCATAAGCCGCGGTGTTGATCCTTATTTACAGTCTGTACCCTTGATGTTCCATCTTTATGAACCACTGATGGTATTTTATCTGGTTGTAAACATTTAACCGTATACTGCATATACGGGGAATCAAAGTCCATATCAAACCACTTATCTGCAAACTCTTCCATAACAACTGGGGCAAATGGTCTAAAGAGTTCTCTTTGTTTAATTAAATTAACTTTGTCTTTTATCAAAGGGTTTCTTGGATCAGCAAGAATACTTCTGTTTCCTAATGCTCTTGGACCATACTCTGCTCTACCTGTTGCCACTGCTACGATTCCATCTTTTAATATGCCGTCAATTATTTTGTCAACTGGATATTCCCCACCCAAATCATGACCTAGGTATGGATCTTTCCATTCAATATGTTTTCCATATAACGCTGCTGCTGCGCCTAAAGAACTTCCAGCATCTCCTGGGTTGGGCATAATCCAAACATCACCAAATATATTCCATAACAATGTATTAGCA